CAAAAACGGCACAAGCGGAACCCAAGGCTCGCACCCGCAGACGAGGAACGATAATCCGCATACAGACAACCGAAACCCGCAGCCGCACCATCACNCAAAAACGGCACAAGCGGAACCCAATGTACGCACCCGCATACGAGGAACGATCACTCGCATGCAGACAACCGAAACCCGCAGACGCACCATAACCCGCATTAGCAGACAAAAGGGCACCATACCAGCCTACAGCAGACCACGTACTACCACCTGTGGGAGTCCAATAGTAATCGCAATACCCTTTATTACTTGAACCTCCTACTTTTTCGGCAAAGGAATAACCTTTAGTGGAATGAGCCATAGAAAGCACATAGCCCTCAGTTCGTGGAAGCTCCGTAATGGCTTCATATCCGATAGGTACGGTAGTAGCACTATCTGAATGAGAGGTGAATTTTGTCGGGTCTTCGCATACATAGGCAATAGATACATCCGCTTTATGCCAAATTAGTACATCATCAGCAAGCATCCACAAGTATTCATAAGGAGTTTCCAAGCCACGGTAAGAGGTTACTTGTACCACCTTATCGCCACCAGTCCATCCCTTGATGGTGTAGGACACCTTACCCGTGTTGTTTCCCAGCGTTGCAGTAACACCGCAAGGCACAAAGGGTTTGTAACTTCCCCATGTATTCCACTCCGTACCATTAACAACCGGACCACTCCCTAAGCCTCCTTGATGGAATCCGTCAGCAGTCAGCGTTTCGGTGTAAGCATCTTGGCAGTGCAATGAGGCATATTCCACACGTTGCAACCAAGCAATTTCATTGTACACCCTGTACGCCCCGTGGTGTGTTCCGTTCTTGCAAAGAGGACGAACACCAGCCTTTGAAATGGAAGTACGAGGCATACCCAACATGGAGTTGTAAGTACCATCCTTAGCGGCATCACCAGCACCCGAACCACCTCTGAATTGTGCCGCATTCGTTTTGAGAATAACAAAGCCGTCCGAATCCCTTGCAATCTCATCGCCATTCCAAGTGAGCCAACAGCCCGAAACGGCTATAGAATTGGTAATATCCACCGTTGCGTACCACGGGCTTACCGTCTTTCGTTCCATCTTGATAAAGCCGGGCAACGGATATTCAGAATAGGCACGAATCCATTTCGTCCCCTCTATCTCCAACTTGAAGTAATATTCCGGCTTTTCAAGCATTACATTACCGTCCGTACTGTCAATCACAGCCGTTGCACCCGAATCCTTTTTACGGCTGTCATTTTGGTTAAGGTAATACTTAACCGAGCCGTCCGGGTTTTCCACAAAGCGTTTCAGCTTCGCTTGGATGGGTAATGTACGATGCAAATCCAAATTGCCCACACGCTTTAGCTTGTAGTCCTGTGAATTGAAATCACCTTGCACCCCATACCATTGGTCGTAAGGATATTGCGGTTTTGTGTTTCCGCTTCCCAATAATAATCCCATAGCTATAAGTTATTTAATAGTTTCACCAGCACCCCAATACACATCATATACCGAAAGGTCGATACCGTTTGGGGATATTACGGTTATCGCTCCGGGCGTCCAATCCCCGATAGGTACGGGGAACATTCCAAAATCCTTATCGCAAATGAGCTTGCATTTAAGCAGCGTGCTTGTTTCCATCGTAGTCTCTTTAGGTCGGACAAAGACGGTAAACGGAACACCACCCAAAGCAAAGCCATTGGTAAGGTCTGTAACCTTGCCTTTGGAAAGAATCCGCAGGCTGTACATCGTTGTTTCCATAATTCACTGAGTAAATCAAGTTTATCTAACTGCAAATATAATCATAAATGCGTTCATCAAACACACTTTTAGACAAAACTAAACACATGAGGGTTATTTACACCCACCCTTGCCTTTTTTACTTGTTTTCTTACCGCCTTTCTTTGCCATTATAAACACCTCCTTTCTCATTTGTATGGTACTACAATTCATCAGACAACAGGGAACGGTTTGCTTCAAGCTCGTTTATCCTATCCCTCAGCAACTGCCTTTCTTCGTGCAGAGAACCGACATCGTAGGGCATTGGAGAACCTACTAAACCAGCTTCGTAGCATTTGATTATCTTATAATCGCTACTTTCAAGTCTGCCTTTAAGCTCATCTATTTCTCTTGTGACTTTTTGCAAGTCCGGCACTTCAACGTACTTAAACGAAATCCTATCCCCGGCATCGTAAGGGATAATGCGGACAACGTAGTTTTCCCTATCCGTTTCCTGTCTGCTTTCGTCTATATCATCAACGGGCTTGTATTCGGGTGGAAGTTTTGCAACCTGTTCAAGTATTGAAATGGTGTGCGCTACTATTTCTCCCGTTTCTTCGTCCCTTTTATTATGATGGATGGGACTTATTTCCATACAATTAAGATACTCGCCATCCATATATCCATATATTACTCTTTCTTCTTCCATATAACTAATATTTCCATTTATTTACCAACCATACTTTCTTCTTAACTCCATCAATATAACCTATTGTGAATATAAATACACCTCCTTGACCCTCTCCAAAATCGTAGTAGTCGTTTACAGAGGTATCATCGTAAATTAAATATCCGCTTCTTGGTCTGAATCTCATGTAACCACGCCACCATTGCTTTACAAATATCACTTGACCCTCTTTGGGAGAGGACGGAAGATATACAACGGATGCGGCAGAAGTATATCCAATAATCAACGTATCTTCCTTATATAGATACGTTGTATTGTTGGAAGTACCCTCTATCACCTTTCTTCCCAAAATAAGACCCCCGGCAAATAAATCGTAGAAGAATCCACCAAACGCTGGTGCAGTCCCCGAATTTGAAGCTCTTCCATAAACTCCTGCTACTATTGTATCTATAACATTCGTTGCCCACGTTCTTGCTGGCACGTTAGCGAATCCAAGTCCTACAATAGCACCACGGTGCGTATATCCGCTACTCGCTGGCATAGCGTTAGTTCCTGCCATGTTTGAGAATATTCCTGTTGGGGACATATAAGAAACAGCCGTAGAATAAGATGGTGGATTTTTTGCCTTTGTTTCAAAGATACCCCTGTTGGCATCTATAGACATCTTTGAGCCAAAGGTGTTCATTGAGTAATCGCCTCCCGAACTCGCAGATTCAATATAGATACGAGCCATAGAAGCATCCAGTTGTATCTTATTACCCGTTCCAAGTGTTGAAACGATTTTACCACCTTGAATAAACCAATCTCCGATATTTGCGCCCTCAGCTAATAGCAGGTTTGTCGCAATCGTTTCAAATTGCGCCCCAAACGTATTCCATTTACTTGTATTGGTTGGAACGATATTTGAGAACGTCCCGGCATCAATACGGGCAATGTAGTATTGGTTGTTGTACTTAACGGCATCCAGTCGCTTGCTATTTCCGTAGTAAGTCTTTGATGAATCATAAATACCCCTATAAACAAGTACGGGGCTATCGCCTTTCTCACCTTTATCACCCGGCTTCCCATCTTCACCTTTATCACCTTTACTTCCAGTCACACAAATTGCAGCCGTTGTATTACTTGTTCCATTTGTATATGTGATAACCGAGCGTGTCCATATATACCACTTATCTTTCCATGTCGGTCTTGTCGTGCTCCACGAACCATTAAGCAACGAAGTTGCAGAACTTGATAGATAATATTGTTCTACAATGGACTTTACACCTACACCAGCATTACCTGTAGAACCTTTTCCTCCTGTAATACAAACCGCCTTAGTGTATGTGGTTGAGCTGTCTGAATAAGATACTTTCGTTCTACTCCAAATGTACTTACCATCAATCCATGTAGGTGCTGTTGTCTGCCACCCGGTCGTAGGTGCTACCGTGTTAGAAGTGCTTTGCGCATACTCAACATCTGCCAACGTAACGCTTACGCCCGGCTTCCCATCTTCACCGTCATAAGGATTCACACGTATAGGGGTGCTCCATTTCTGTACCATTGTGTCCGCTTTACCATTCATCACAGATACAATGTCATTTATCGGTAATGCACTCATCAGCAAACGCACATCATCAAAATAAACAGCAGAGCCAAACATATCATCGTCATATAGAGCAAAGCCAACAGCCATGATATTAACACTACCACTTTGTATTTGCTCACCATTCTTAAAAACCGTAACTGTACGGTCGTTGAATCGGAAAGCAAGGTGAAACCATGTGTTAGGATTGATAGCAATGCTCTTTTCTACGTAGTGCCTACCATTATATCCGTTCAGCATCCACTTTATCATTTTTTGGTCTGATTTCATCCAAAAGCAGAGCGTGAAACTTTCCCCAAATGGCAAATCGTAAGGTATTGTAGTATCAGCCCCACCACTTAAATTGAGGGCATATCGGCTACCATCTTTCACAACACTTGCTCCAGTGCCGAATATACCATCATATCCGTTACCCGAAGCATCTGAAATTATTGAGGTGTCTTTTTCCTCAACAGGTAAATAGAACTTGGTACGGTCAGAAAGCCCGGACTTCTTAGCCATAGTACACCAAATATATTCCAACGCTCCAACCTTGGGCATTTCTGTACTCCAGCCATCGGGGTTAAAAGAATTAATATCCAGTTCGGGCGGTACTAATGTTGAGCCATTTTTAGCATAACGGTACTCGTAGTATTCTCCAGCTCCGGCATCAGTTCCTCCAGTACCCGGCTCTCCTTTTATCAAAGCCCAAGTGTAATCCAACGGGTTTTCACTGTCTTTCTGTATATAGTCGGTGTATTGCCCTATGTAATCGCCCGGCTCTTCTCCATTGTTTGCAGTGAACGACATACCGCCATTGTCGGAATACTTGATATGAAAATAGGGGGTACGCCCATCTTCACCGGGTAAACCGGGTGTTCCGTCTTGCCCTTTCGTGTCGCTCCACGTGTAATCGCTTGGCTTGTCGCTATCGGTGGGTAACATATCCACATACAGCCCCAACCATCTTCCGGGCGTTTCTCCATTTCCAGCTGTGAATGTTTTACCTCCATCATCAGAATACTTCTTGTGAAGATAGCTGCTTTTGCCATCTTCACCCTTGATAGCACCAACATTCTTCCAATTCGCACCATCCCATATATAGAGGTTGCCACCGATTAGGTAAGCATCACCCTCCGAATTTCCAACTGTAGGAAGTTGTGAAACATCATCTTTAGAGCCTTTGATATTGATTGAAGTACCGTCAGCACCACGCACACGGAAAGGAATGCCCCAAGTGCCCTCTGTATCTGTTTTTGCGTTCTTTACGCTCATCCAAATAACACTTTCTGTAGAAGCTCTGTGCCAACCTCCAGTAGAACCATCACCCGTAGGAGTGGCAGGTTTGCTTTCGCTGTCATGGTATGTGTAGAATACGCTCAAACCATCATCCCCTTTATCACCAACAGAACCTTTTGCAACTACAGACCAATATACTGTATTCGTAGGTAAATTACCCATGCTTGGGGTTGGGTTTGTATATCTGTAGGTACACGTTTCTCCATTTGTCGTATAGCTAACTTCATCGCCAGCATAGTACACATACTTTGGATTAAATGTACCACGGTACACTCCTAAGTGTGAAGTATCTCCACTATCAGAAAGCAAGCGCACATTGTGTAACGTAAGCTGTTTGTGTGCAGTCACATTCCAGTCTATAGAGCTTGCGCTATCTCCGATTCTGAACTTATTACCGTCCAAATCCAAATAGCACTCCTTATCACTCGTTATAATTTTACCCGTAGTGATAGTGTTTCCGTTGATACGGGTAAATCCGTATGTTGTGGTAAAATCCCTAAAGTTATCATCCGAATACACTTGCCCTAATATTCCGACTTGGAAATAATAGTTGTTGGGGTCTGTTACTGGCTCAACCTTTAGTTGTTCCTGTGTAACAAACCAAATGCCATCTTTGCTTTTCTTGGAGCACTTTGCAAACACATAGTAACCTTTAGGACTTGACAACGTAAATGAACCAGCAGCCATATTCCAATGCTTTATTTCCTCATCGTCAATGGTAAGATGCGCCAATACTCCAGCAGAAGCATCAAAGCGGTTTGCTATTCCGTTTACGTTGGCTTGCAATATAACATCTATCAAAACAAACTGTTGGCTCTTAGAGCCTACTGTAAGCATATTCGTGTCAATGGAATTGGGCTTGATGTTTTCGGGGTCAAAATATCCGTCCGTGTCATAAACCATTGTTCGCAATTCTTCGGTGGTACGCCATCCTCTCCTTGCCTTGTTCAAGTCCCTAAGCCTGTTGTTCTCTATGATTGTTTCATGCCTACCAACATCAACAACAGCTTGCGTTATTGGTGAAATAGCTGTAATGTCCGAAAGTGTCAGCGTATAATCATGTTCCACAAGCAGATTCTTTGTCACCTTTTGGATGCGGATATTCTTTTCAATACCGAAACGCTCATCTTTTACAGGAACATAGTTGCCCACGTGGAATACAGTTGTTTCACTATCGCTTGGCAAAGCGTTCAGAAAGTAGGAGCGTTCAAAGGTAAGTTGGTATTGTGCCCGTGCCTGTGTGCGTGGCTTGAACTCATCATATCCGGCATACCACAAATCTTCCTCTGCATCATCTTCATAAGATTTCGGTAGGTTAATGTCCGTAATCTTATACTTGTCACCCTCAGTTATACGGTAAGCCTCGCTTTCAGTCGTTGGAATAGTCAGCCCTCTATTGTCAGTAAAGGGTATAAGCGTAAACCTTTTTGTTGCGTGGTCGTACCCGCCTTTTTGCGCCAATTCAAATTGTTGCCCTGCCAATTTGCCCGAAATGAAAGTAATCTTTGCCGTAACATCATTTATCAGATACTTTGTACCGTTATCGTCTTTCTCGTTTAGGTCAAAGTCCATTGTATCATCAATGAAGCTGTTTATATCGTCAGCAACCAAATCCGTAACCGTACCCGTCCGCTTCGGGAAAATATTATCATACGCAACGGCATCCTCATCACTTCCCAGTGCATCCCTCAAATCGCCATCTTCCAAATAGCGGTTGTTATCATCGGATATGCCTATATATTCGCTCTGAGGCGGTACTATTGTACCGTCCCATAGTTTGTGTTCCTTTTTGTTCAAACGCACTGGAAACGGAAGCTGTAGGCGTTCTGAATAGTCCCTGTAATCACTCCGAATGTTGGTCGTGCCGCCCTCCACCCAAAGCCTCGTGATAATGGTCTTATCATCCACCTTTTGCTCTTTGAGCTTGTACAAGCCATTTCCTTTGCCCCACTCAAAGAAAGCGTTACCGCCCGGTGGCACAACCTTTGTACCGAACTTGCCTATATGGATGGTGCGCACACCATCCTTTTGGGTAATAAGAAACTCCAGCTTAAACTCATTATCACTGCAAACCGTTTGCAACACTTGTAGGCAGTTGTTCCGGGCAAATGAAATTGTACGTGGCTCTGTGTCCGGGCAATTTTCTTCATCAAAAGCCCACAAACCCGGATAGTCACGATTCACGTTATAGATAAGTACCTTTATAAAGTCACGGATGCTATAAGTGAGGTCAAACGTACTTTTGCTTGATTTCCCGTTTGCATCCGTATTCCTATACAAACTTTTCATCAGCTCATACATCACACCGTAAAAAGTGGCATCATACACATAATGGCTATCCGAAAGCATTTCACGGTTCACCTTGGTACGGATAGTATATTCTTCGCCATCCACTATTATTTTGTCCCCTTTACCTAAAGTAAGAAGTTCCGAGGAAATAATGGAAAGCTGTACGTTATCATCACCCATCAAAGAACTGTTCTGAGAGGCAGATTTCAGCGTACAAAACGGCTCTTTGGAAAATAGACGTATCTTCTCCCCATTTCGCCGGATTATTTCAAAAGTTCCCATATCACAATAGCATTGGTTTCAAATTTTTCAATATCTTCAATCACGCCAGTAATAATTATCTCATATTCACCGGAAGCAACGTAAGTATGTTCTATCGTTTGCTCGTTGCCGGACACATCGTAGGTATGTGTTCCATCACCCCAATAGATATTAAGCAGCTTGTACGAAGTGACGGTAATCGTAGCCTTGCCGTTTGCAGTTCCACCTATATATCTAAGCACCTTTTTCACAGGTTCATCTTCCACCAGCTTTAAACGGAATGTACCCACCATCAAATCGTTGCTATATTGTCCCCAGCTCTTTTCCGGGTCTGCCTCATCCAGCAATTCCACTTCATATACCAAAGGCTTTGCCTTTCCGTCATAGTCCACACGCAAACGGTGGTTCCCCTCCGCATCGAATTGGGAAAAGAAAAGGTTTACCCATTCCACATAGGCGGCACGTCCCGAAGCCTCAATAAAGCAATCCAGCGTAATGTTGCGTTCCTTGTAGCGTGGTCGCTTCTTATCCCTTACAATACCGTGGTAATTGTCCCAGTTCACTTGCAAGGCTTCTTTGCGCTCCAACCGTCCAACCAATCCGGCACTTTTGGAAACGAATACCCCAAACTCCTTGAAATTCTTTCCGTCTATGAAATATTCCACATCCGTATCTTTCTGCAACTCGAATATTTCACGGGGTTCTTTCGCCACGTCAAACAGTTTCACTTCGTCCAGCAAGGCTTTCGTCCCAAAAAGTGATTGGTCGTTGATGGAAAGCCCCGTTGGTGTCTTTGGTAATATTTCACTGAATATCCGGGTCGTGTTCTCATAGACGGTAAACATATTGCCGGACTTAACGAAAGCAAAGAAAATCCAGCCATCGGGCATTACATCAAGCCATTGCTCTTTATAATTGTCTATACCGGGCATATTCAGCACCCAGCCTAACTTTTGAGAAACAGGCAGCACCCAAAAACAAAGTGTAAAATTACCGCTAAAGGGTATGGAACGAGCTGTTTCGCATTCGCCCGTACCATTCAAAGCAAGTGATTTACCCACTTTAGATTTCTTAGAAAAATCCGCACCATCTGATAAAGTGGCATCGTTGCGGTACTGTGAAAAGTCGTAAGCTATACTACCGTCCGGGTCATCGAAAGGCAGGTGTAAAATCATGTTCTTATCCATATCAGTAAGTATTTTTATTCATTTGTCTAACTTCTATCCCCACTCCCTCTATATCCGCTTTGGCATTGCCATACAGATTCACAAGTACCTTTGCATCCGTTCCGGCTACCGCCACATACAGATACGAGTTATCGAAAGCGTCTATGGTAACAATCGCATTGTCCGACACGTTTACGGCACTATGGGAATCATGCCGTGCATATACCCGTGAAACAGAATAGCCGTCATACTCCAACATAGCTTTGCAGTCACCATTCAGCACCACATCGGGTAAATTCACCTTATCCGTAACCTCATCATCCACAAACACCCCGTAAACCTCGCATTTGCCTTTGAAGTGTTCCCGTATAAAGTCAAGCGTGGGGTAATTCTCCGATATACAGAAATCTATGCCCTTAATGTAAAGCTGTATCAGTTGCTCATAGTCAAGCCCCGTTCTTAGCTTCATTTGCCACATCCGGCAAAGCCCCTTTGCCTTGCCATCCTCTTTAAGTTGTTGTACCAGTTCCATAACTATGCTATTCCTTGTGATAAAAGTGAACTATCTTTATTTTCAATGCGCTTCAAAGTAGTTTTAATCTCCGTCAGCTCTGATGCACTCAACTTCGTGTTGGCGGCTATTTCGGCTTGGTAAACAAGTGCCTGCCTCATAATAGAGGTTTGGTCGCTTTGGTTTATGACAAAGGCATTCAACCGCCCGGCTATCACACCGCCCGTTTCCTCACTCATGGAAGTAACCGCACCCGTAAGGGGGTCTTGCTGTACTGTTTCTTCCTCCACATCCTTAATCCAATCACCAATACCCTCCAATGCGGAATTGAACAAATCCCCGGCAGCGTTCACCATCCTTTCAAATTCTCGCTTCTCTACATCGGTCAGTTTCCCGTCTTTCATGGATTCTCCCAAATAGAGAACGGCATCATTGATTCCCTTTGCCAAAAACTCACGTTTCAACGCTTCCACAACCGCTTTTTTAAGGACTTCTTTTGTCTTTTCGCCCAATGCTTCCGCTGCATCCTCACCTTTGCAATAAGCATCTACCAACGCATCGGCAAATTCATCAATGGCGGTTTTTACATCCGTTCCGGCAAGCGTTTCCATCATTGACCTATCCAAATCCTCTATCTGTTGGGTAATGGATTCTATTTGCTCGTTCCACTGTTGGATTTTTCCGTTATCGGTTTTCTTCTTATCCTTTTCAGCTTGAATTTGCTTTCTTAAATCCTCTTGTTGCTGTTTGAGGTTCTTTTTCTGAGCCTCATAGATAGAAAACATATCTCCGTTTTCTTCCGCATTCTTCAACTGTTTGTTGAGTTCCTTAATCTCCTTGTTGAGTTGAGCGTAACGGGCAAAATCCCAATTCTTCTTTGCTACGTTGGCTTCTTGTTCCAAAGCCCGTATTTGGTCGTTAATCAGTTGGATATTCTTTTCGTAGGCTTCACGTTGGCTATCATTGAACACCCAATAAGTATTATTGTATGCTCGTTCCAAACGGCTGTAGGATTGTTCCAGCGCATCTATTTCCTTTTGCAGATTTTGAATTTTCTTCTCATACTTGGAATCATGCAATTTGGCAAATATGCCCACTACAGAAGTAACGGCACTTACCATACCCGTAACGCCTCCCAATATGTCACCGCTCATCATTTTACCTACAGAGGCGGCGGCATTGCCCAACTGCCCGAACAACTCCATTGCAGTGCCTAAGCCGCTTGCCAAATCATCCTGTCCCAAATCAGAAAACATGGATGCAATGGCATTGCCGCACGTGGTAGCCGTATCGGTAATTGTTTCAATGGACTTGGTTACGCCTTTGGCGGCTTTCTTCATGTCAGCCTCTGCCTTTTTCACATCCTCATCCGTACCCTTTCCAGCAGCAACATTCGCTTTGGCTTCTGCCAGCTTCTTTTTGGCTTCAATGTAATCATCATAGAACGTGCCTAAAGCCTTAAAGGGATTCTTTGAAATAAGCGTTTCCTTTGCTTGATTCAAACTATCAATCAAAGCACGGTAATCTACGGGATTCAGTTTCAAATCCGCATCTTTTAGCTTTGTTTCAATATCAGCCACCAACTTATCTATTTCAGCTACAGAAAGGCTATCCAAATCGCCAAATAACTTCTTCCAACTATCCGATTGCTTTAACATATTGGCGGTAAGGGTACTTAACGCTTCTGCCTCCGACTTGTTTACTTGGTTAATCCGTTCTTGGTCGCCCGTCTTTTGAGCGGCAGCACGCAGCAAGGCGTATTCCTTTTGGATGTCATTTCTTTGTTCCTCAAAGGTTCTGTAAGAGGAAAGTATCTTTTGCTGTACTTCTTCCTGTAACTTTTCATCTTCTTCTGAAACAAACAAAGTAGCTTCCGCTTTTTCGTCAGCACCAACAAGCCCGGAACTTCCATTAGCCAACTTCTCTTTTGCATCGGCTATGGCTTCCAACTTCTCGGCAAGTGTTTGGGCTTGCTGAATAGTCTTAGATACAGATTCCTTGAAAGAATCCATAGCGGACTTTGCCCCCGTGATTTCATTGTATTGCATATTAAGGGAAATAAGTTGGTTACTTTCTCCCTCTGTGAGTGTTCCGGCTTGTTGTTTATCCTTTAGAGCCTTGATTTCATTTTCCACATACTCCTTGTACGATTTACCGCCTTTTAAGAGCGTGGCAAATTGGGTATTGGCAACATCTTCGCCCATGTTACGCACCCAACGGAAATACAAGGCATATTGCTGTTTCTTGTACTCTATTTCACCGTCAAAGAGTTTGTTTTGGGCTTTGTCATATTTCTTGTTTTCAAGTGTTCGCCTTTCATCGAAACCGTCCTTTTCAGACTTGGACAAACCTCCTTTTCCGGCATCCTTACGGGCTTTAGCCAAAGCCTTTTCCTCTTTGTCTATATTATCCAATGCCTCCTTGTGTTGGAGCGCAAGGGTGCGCTTGCGTTTTTCGTAACCCTCTTCCAAGACTGCAATACGGTCAGCCTCCAATTTGCGGTCTGCTTCAAGTTGCCTTTCACGTAGTTGCTTGGCGGCACTATCCGCTTTATCCCCCGTGGTATGCTTGGGTAAACGGGATTCCAACTTCTTTATTTGCGCATCATAACTCTTATAGTCAGAACTACCGATAATGGCAGCTTCACGCAATTCTTTAAGCTGCTTGATACGGTCTGATATTCCCTTTTCCGTGTTAAGGTTTGTAGTCTTGGTGTTTACAGCACCATTCAATTTATCCAACAAGTCTTTCAGCTCTTTCAGTTGGGTATTATCGGCTTCCACCTTTACCTTTTTGGCATTGAGGGTATCAATACTTTTCTGAGTTTCACCTATTTTCTTATCCAGCTCATTAAACGACATAGCCACATAGTCGGTACTCTCTGTTACAGAAGTCGTATCTTTTTTGCCATAGAATTTTTCAAGTTGCTTATCTATCTTGCCTATGGTTTCATCTGCCTTTTTTGCTGATTGTGCGACACTTTCAAGATAAGTTTTTATATTTTCCTTGAAAGCATCCATTTCTTTACCTGTAGCCCCGGTGGACTTTTGTACGGCAGAAACAATGCTATCCAATGAGTTGTTGAACGCATCGGTATAGGCTTGACCTGTTAGCCCTTTCAATTGGTTTGCGGATTCTACCGCCATAGATTCTACCGCATCCCATACAGCCCCCGAAGCTCCACGGATAGAACTTGAAGCCACATCAACAACCTTATTCATCATAACGGTTACACCCTCCGGGGTGGTTTCCATTACTTCTTGAATTTCTTTGTAGGTTGCATCTTCGGCATTCTCTTTCAGCTTATCAAGTGCATCCGTTTGGCTTTGTACCA